CATCGGCGCGGCCGACCGTCACATTCAAGGCGCGAGCCGCGACTACTCCCACCTCGCCCGGCTCGATCGACGCGACGAGCTCCGCGTCCTCCTTCGACTTGCAGGCGAGATAGAGGACGGCGAGAGCGCCCTCGATCGTGAAGCAGGACATGACGAGCGAGGAGACCTTGCCGGCCTCCTCCGCGGCCCTCGAGACGAACTCCGCGGCCTCGCGGCCCTTGAGCTCGCAGTCGCGAGCCGTCTCGAGCGCGCGTCCGCGCGCGTTCTCAACCAAGACATTCTGGAGCTTCATCCGCTCGCGGACAGTCAGAGGCCGGACCTCGACCGTCTCGCCGTGAACCGTGACCGGGAAAGGTGCCGCGTTGTTCATGCCTTCAACCTCGCGAATAGCCGCGCCATCGGGTCCGACTCGGAGCCGAGGTCGAGGCGGTTCATGTCTCCGACCCTCCGCACGGAGAGATCATAGACATCTTCGCGCCGGATGCCATGCGAGAGGAGCGCGATCCGCACCGCCTCGCGCTCGTCCATCGTCCCCGGAGAGATGCGCCTCGTCGAGACGCGACGGCTCCGGGAGACGATCGTGACGAGCCAGTCGTCCCCGCTCGGAACGATGACGGACGCCGCCTTCGCGAGACTCATACGAGCCAAGTCAGCACGGGAGCGACGCCGTCCGCGTTGTCGAAGTTGCAGCTAACCGCCGTGTCGCCGGTCTTCGCGCTGTTGAAGCTCCAGTTGGAGAGCAGCGCCTTCGAGACGAGCTTCGCGTCGTTGGTCGAGCTCGCGTCGTAGAGCGTGAGCGTGACCTCCGGGATCGAGTTCGTCGTGTTCGTCGCCGCCGAGTTCTCGAATCGGTTCACGAACAGATTCGAGAGCGCCGTCGTCGTCGCCGCGCTCGAGTCGATGCCGGCGAATCCGGACAGAGTCCCGGTCGCGTCGAGCATCCCGAGCCGGCGGCGTCCGCCGGTGTCTCCGAATCCAGTCAGGACCGAGACGGCGCGCGTGAGGTTCAGCGTGAACGAGTTGACCTTCATCACGCTCGAGGTCGTGCCTCCGACCGAGATCGTGACATTTCCGTCGTTCCCGACGAGGTAGGTGTCGACTGCCATGTGTGCTCCTTATGCGGTTCTGAATCCGATCGCCCTGTATCTATCCGAGATCGACCAACAATCATCCGAGAATGAGGGGACGCCGACCGCGGTCCGGACGACCGTCAGCCGGTCGAAGCCGGTCGGCGAGATCGTTCCGGAGAGCGCCGTGACGAGCGAATCCGAGAGCGTGTACGCCGTCGTGCCGTCCGATCCGGTCTGCCAGAAGGTGAACTCAAGCTCGAGGTCGTAGCGGTCGACGCCGCCGAACGCCTTCGAGATGCTCGGATCTCCGGTCGGCCCATAGACGAGGAGCGGAAGCCGCGTATCAGCTGGAAGCGAGTTGAGCGCGATTCGGCCTCCGAGCGTCGTGTAGAGCGCGCTCGCGGAGAGCTTCGTCCAGATTGCGTCGAGGATCGCCTTCGAGCTCATCACGCACCTCCGAGGGTTCGCTTCATCGCGACCGCCATGATCCGGACCGCCTTCGGTCCGACGACGCGGACGGCCGGCGCGAGGTACGGGCGAGCCGCGATCCGTCCGCCGCCGAACTCGAGACGGCGCGCGTAGACGACCGCGGAGCCGTAGGCAAGGACGACGCGATCCGGAGTCCTCGAGGCGATCACATAGCCGTCCTTCTGGCGCTTCGAGCTGCCCGGAGTCACATTCCCCGCGGAGATCGACCATGACGACCGGAGACGGTTCGTGTCGACCGCCGGAGGATTCCCCGGAGCGGATGCGCGGTGGAATCCCCGCGCGCGTAGGTTCCTTCCGGCCTTGCGTCCCTTTCCGATCCGATAGATACGGCCTGTTCCCGGCTGCGATAGCACCTTCCGCACGGTCGCGGATAGCGCGATCTGGATCGCGTTCAATCCCTCGAGCGCCGCCGCGTCGACCGCCTTCGCGATCTTCTCGAGGTCGATCGACACCTTCGGATCGTTCGTCATAGCGCGAGGTCCGGGTCGACCTGGATCGCGTCGACCGTCGTCAGATTCAGGCGATGCGCGGAGAAGTTCCGCCCGATCTCGCCGGGATTGACCGCGCCGACGACGCGCCAGCGCGAGACGGTGCCGGTCGTGCCGCTGTAGAGCTCGTCGTCGATCCGGACATCCTGCGCGCCGGCGAAGTAGATCGTCGCCGTCGTGCGGCCGCTCGGCCTTCCCTCGAGGATGTCCGAGCTCTGTCCTCCCGGCTGGATGAAGCCGCGGAGCGACGCCGTCGCGACATAGGTCCGATTCGGCTTGCCGTCGCTCGAGACCGTCATCTGCGGCCTGTAGAGGTTCAGCGTCGTCCCGAATGTCGAGATGAGGCTCTCGATGCTCAACGGACCCTCCGGTACGGTGCGAGCATCCGCTTCTCGTCGTCCTCGATCTCTGCGAGCGAGCGCGTCGAGTAGGAGTATCCGCCGAGCGATTCGCTCGCGACCGACGAGTCCTTCGTCCTGTTCCTGTAGACGCGCGATGCGACCGAGAGCGTCGCCATCTCGACATCGGCCGGGATCGTCGCGTAGCCGGCCGTATAGTCGATCAGTATTGATCGTTGCAGCTGAAGCGTCTTGCCGTAGAGGATGCCGGAGTCTAGGTCGATCTGGTAGTCGTCGATGCCCTCGGTCGGAGCCTCGAGGTAGACCGTCGAGTTCTTGAGGTCGCGTCCTGCGAGCCTGCGGAGATAGAAGCTCGGGACATTCAGGAGAAGAGCGGCAGAGAATCCGGTCCTTGCAGAGATGGCCGTGACCATCTCGGAGGTCGAGTCGTTGCTCGATAGGTTCTCCTGGTGGCTCGACTCCGCGCCGGTCGACGCGACCCGATGGAGATGGACATGGGTTGTGTCCACCGCGACGCTTGCGAAGATGTCAGTCGAGAGCGTCGAGTTGACGGCGATGACCGAATCCCATCCGATGCCGACGAACCGGACGACCGAGACGGGATAGTTCTTGAGGTTCAGCCGGAGCCGGCCGTATCCGTCGCGGACCTCGTAGTATCGCTGCTCGGTGAAGTTCCGGCCGCAATAGGTCTGGACGATCCGGCTCGCCTGGTTGATCGACCATTGAAGGACGATGTCATTCGCCGCGTCCGTGATCCCGAGCCATGTCTTCAGGACCGCGAGGGTCGTCAGGGTATTTGTGTCTATCGCCACTCTTCGGCTCCTTCCGCTTCCTCATCGGCTTCTCTGGCGGATCAGTCGCTTGCGCGAAGAGCGGCGCGGATGCCTGGACGCGCTGCGCGTAGCCGCGCGAGACCATCCGCTCCGCAAGTCCGCTGTCGAGGTTGACGACCGCTCCGGGACGGAGCTCGCGCCGTCCGCAGGACGGATCGTAGATCGAGAACGGCCGGAGCACGATCAGTAGGTCATGCATTCCGGAGGCCTTCCGTCGTCGTGGTACTTGTTCACATACTGGTGGCGGACCGAGCAGTCGTCGGTCGGCCATGTGACGACGAGCTGGAGATGTCCGATCCGGACCTTCGGAGTCACGGCAACGCGCCGGCCGGCCGCTCGGAGCCGGTGCCAGAAGAAGATGTCGTCGTCGACCCGGTTCTCATGCCATCGGCCCTCGGCGTTCGGCTGTCCATGGAACCACGGGTGCGGGACATCGCGCAGCGCGTCGAGCCGTATCATCGTGAGGCCGAAATGCCCGTTCTTGATGTCGAGCGTCTCGGCGTAGAAGTCCTCGGTCGTCACATTGACGCGCGGAGATCCGTCCGGATTGACGAGATGAACGAGCAGCTCGTCGCGGTCCCGGCCGACCTGGAGCGGACAGAGGACATCGAGGCTCGGATTGTCCTCCATGATCTGCCAGAGGCGGACGACATCACGCGCGTCGAATATGGAGTCGTAGTCGACCGTGAGCGCGTACTTCATCCCCTTCTCGAGCAGCTTCTCGAGCATCCGTTCGAGGCATTGCCCCCAGAAGACGCCGGTCGACCGGACCAGGGGCATTTGTAGCGCGCCGCAGACATCGAGCGTATGGGAGAGCGTCTCGGTCCACGCGATGCGCGGGAGGCTCATCACGGCGGCGACGCCGGGGATCGGAACGGGAGGCTCGCGCCTCGATCGCTTCTCGGCGACGACGGAAAGCGTTTCGCGGTTCGGCTTCCACGCCGCCGCGTCCGCTCCTCCGACGATCTCGAAGCCGGCCATGTTGAGAAGGTCGGAGAGCTTCCCGCGGTTGAACATCGCGCGGTTCAGCCCATGCTCCCCGCAGAGCATCTTCTCCGGATCGCCGGTGCCGGACCTGTAGGCCTCGACGACGGCGTCGAAGTCGGTCACCACGACGCGGAGCCGGCCGCGGTTCTTCAGCTTGCCGGCGAGGAATCGGAGAAGGTTCAAGGTCTCCGCGCCATTCACTCGGTCGAGCATCGTCCCGAGGTCGATCTCCTCGAGCGTCCCGTCCTCGACGCCATCGCACCGAAGGTCTTCGATTGTCTGCATCTCTCTCTTCATGCTTGCCTCCTTCGGGAAGCATAGAAAGAGAAGCGCGGCGGAACAAGTCCGCCGCGCTCCGCGAGGAGAGATGGGCCGATGGATCAGAGGTTCACGACGGAGCCGGCCGCGTCGGTCGCCGCGGTTCCGGTCTTGCGGACGGAGATCGTATCCGCAGGATCGGAGAGCTCGGCTCCGATCATGTAGATGCCGGTCGTCGCGCAAGTCGCCGTCACCTTGAGGTATCGCTTGCGGCCGGAGAGCGGAACGCCGTAGACGACCTTCGCGACCTGCGTGTTGTTGGTCGCCGTCGAGAGCGTGTAGTCCGTTCCCTGAACAAGCCCGGAGATGGCGTTGGTCGTCCCGCCGGACGAGTCCGACTCGACGATGTTGTTCGAGTTGGTCGAGGCTGCTCCGGTTGTGTTCGCCCAGAAGAAAATCTTCGCGTAGGTGAATCCCTTGGTGTCGATCTCGGCGGTCAGCTGCGACGCATTGGTCGAAGTGCCGGCGATGAACAACTTGGATGCGGTCTTCATGTGTTTGTCCTTCCGATCAGAGGGTGAGCTTGATGATCGCGCCAGAGGCGGTCGCGCCGCCCACATTCGCGCAGACGATGTCGAACCGCTGCGTGCCACGGACGACGAGCTCGTCCTGCTCGAACGCATTCAGCGCCGAGTCGGAGAACTTGACCGAGGTCGCTCGGCGGTCGCCGAGGAAGCACGCCTGCGAGAGATCGCCGATGAAGGCGTAGGTCGCGCCGGCGGATTCG